TTTTCGCAAATTGGCAAGGGGTCATTTTTCTGATACTCCGTACCATTTTCTTTTACGATACGGAGTATTTCTAACTTAATTTCTTCGTTAGTTAAATTATCAGTTGCCATTGATCATAGACCTTAATGTAAATACTTGTTGAACAATCTTATCATGATCTGGATGACCTTTGTTCCAATATGGACCAGTTCTATCATTCATGATCTTAGATATTTCTTGTTCAATATCTTTACCTTGATTGACGCTTTCAGATTCTGTTGAAACAATTTTATCTTCAGACATCATATCCGCAATCTTTGCAAAACCTTTTATAACATCTGGATGATCTCCAAGTCTTGTACCATCTTTTAATTGCATATCTAAAACTTCTACGCCTAGATTTGCTTTTGCAACTGAACCAGCTTTCTTAACATTTTCTTCAAAAGTTTTACCCCACTCTTGACGTAACTGTTGTTCAGCATTTGCTTGTGCAGTTTCAGTATCAATCTTTGATTGTTGTGCTGTACCTTCCATAGAATTTTTATAGAACTCTAGGATACCTTGAGCTTGTTTATTATTTAAACCTAGCTTATGTGCGTTCTCTGCAAACTGTTTGATTGCACCTTCATCTATTGGCACAACATCTGATTTTGCTTCGAGTTTATATTTGTCGGCAGATTCGGGTCTACCAAGTTTAGCATAAACTTCGTTCCATTGATCATCTGTTGAGTTTTCGTTTGGTACGGCAACTTTATCTTGACCAATCATTCTTGTAGCATTGATGTAAGATTTAGCTAACGCATCAATCTCTGTAAACTTCTCGATGTTTGGATCGTTTCTAAACTCTTCCGAGATTGCTTCTTTCCAAGTCTTAGCAACAGTTGGTTGCTCTGTTGTTGGAGAGATTGGTTGTTGTGTTGTTTCTTTAGGTGCTTCTGTAGTAGGATTCGTTGTCTCTGCTACAGGCACAGTTTCCTGTGTTATCTGTTCTTGTGACATTGTTATTTACCTTTTTCATTATCGTTTTGTAGCATTGATTTAATAAATAGAAGTACGCTACGTTGACCTTCCATGTATGCACTCTCATGACTATCACCTTTTACATTGGTAGTCGAATGATAGTGACATCTTTTTTCTAAGTCAGATAAAACTTCTTTGCCTTCATCTGAATTAAAAATCTGTTTGTATGCTTCTTTTAATTTGTAGAGTTGTTTCTCTAATCGTTTGATTTCATCCATTACTCAATATCAGCATTCGCTACTGCTTTAGCTTCCTCTGGAAGTGCTTTTGCTAATGGTGCTATTTTTCCCCCTGCTTCCGCTACTTGCTGTAGCTGTTGCATCTGTTGCATTTGTTCTTGTTGTTGTTGTGCCTGTTGTCTTTCAGCGTTTAATTGATTTTGTGGTTTTAATATTTTTTGCGGCACACCCACAATATCTGCTAAGTGTCTTACAAGTTTATCCATATTAACATGATCAAACACTGGAGCAACATTTGCTAAAGATCCCATGATCTCTATTGCTCTCATGATTGATTGTAACTCTGTAGACTTCTGTGCTTTGGCAAGAGGAGATACATATTCGATTTCTATATCTTTACCTGCTAAAAATTCTGGTGCTGGTCTAAATAAATTCTTTCTAAGTAGTATTGCAAAAGTTCTATCGATTAAAGGTTTTAATAACTCTGATTGTAATCTACCTAACACTGGACCCAATAATCTCATCTTCTCTTCGTTACGTTGAATAACTTCTGTTGCTGTCATCTGTGGACCTTGTTGCATCATAAGTTGATTTACATAGAAAGCATTTCTGATTGAGTTTCTTCTTTGCTCTTCCATGTTTAAACCTAATGGAGTATTCGCACCAATGTTTAATGGTTCAATTCTATCTCTTGTGCCAGATCTATAAAAATTTAATCCACCTGGTACAGTTCTTACTGGTAAAATAAATCCATCATCTGGAACAAGTAAAGGTGGGTCTACTTGTTTTTGTGCAGACTTTATTGTAGTCTTAGACATTTCATTTAACATCTTAACATCTGGTAAAGCTGTCATTGCAGGTGATCTACCATAGATCTCATGTGATGCTTTTAAATATCTTGGTACTACAAATGGGAACTCTCTAAATCCAGATACAGATAACTCTTCACCTTTCTCTGTTAAGTAAACAGATTCAAATGGCATATTTGATTTATCTTGTTTTCTTGGATCAAAGTCTGATCTTGGATATACTGCATGAATAATATCTACTTCTTCATACGGATCTTTCTTTGCAAGCATTTCAAATTGTGCATTGCTGCCAAACTTTTGTATTGCAGCTCTTGCAGATAATTTAAACTTTCTAAATACTGTATCGATTCTACCTTTATCATTTTCTGCAATGTAGATTTCATTGATGTGTCTTGTTGAAAATTTCAAAAAATCTTCTTCATCTTCTTCAATAAACATACAAGCTGTACCAAAAGTAATTAAGTCATGATACAATTCAAATATTTCTTGTTGGAAGTTAGAACGATTGAATGCTGCATACATTGTATCTGTTGCAGACTCTAACCATTCTTTTGCTTCATCTTCATTCTCCATGTCATCTTTAAATCTTAATGAGAACCAAGGAGTAGAAGGATTAGTCAACATACCATGTAGGGATGCAGCTAATAGTTCTACTGCTTGTAAGGGAGAGGAATCAAAAATTAGTTCTGTACGCTTATCACCTCTTGATCTAGTTTTAGTTACATCTGCTTTTCTTGGCATCATGTAATCTGCAACTTCTTGCCAATGGGTTTCCCAGTTTTGTCTTTGACTTGATAAACGATCAAATCTTTTTAGTAATGCTTTTGATAAATCTGTTTGTGCCATACTATCCGCCTAATAAACTTCTTTTACCTAATGTTGGTGATTCTTCTTCAACACCTGTTGGTCCTGTCATGATTGTTGCAGATCTACCTTTACGCTTAGTTCTTCTTGAATCATAACCATCTGCAGCTGTTGCTGTGCTTTGCGAAACTTCTGCAACTGTTGGAGCAGGAGTTGGCGGTGCAACAGGTTTTGGTGATGGTTTAAATACTGATCCCATAATTACTTTCCAAATGTTAAAGTTGATTTAGTTTCTTTTGTGTCTTTAGCTTGTGCTTTAGACTTTTTAATTTCGTTTTCGTAAGTTATGTCTGTTTCGTTTTCTTTTTCTAAAACTATTGGTTGTTCTTTTTTCTTAAACATTTTTTTTACGAACTCAAACATTTAACCTCCAAGTAAAGTTTTTCTTTCTACTTCAGCTTCTTCTTCAATGCCTAATGGACCAGTTAGTATTGTAGACTTTCTGCCTTTTCTTTTTCTTTCCATTGCAGCTTGTTCTTGCTGTATTCTCTGTTTTTCTTCTGCTGATAATTCTGCTGAAGGTGGAGGTGGTGCAGGTTGAACTGGCGGCAGCGGTGGCATTTTTGGTTTGAATAATGATCCCATAATTATATAATCCTATAACTATTATCTGCTACAACTTGTGGAGCAGTTTGTCTAGTGTTTAATTCTTGTAAGCCAACAGACAGATACCTCATGCTATCACAAGCGTGAGAACTCCAATCATGGTTAGGCTTTGATCGGAACATTCTGTTTTTGTCAACATACTTCCTATGGTAATGTCTTAACGCATCTATTAACTTTTTGCAATGGTCTACATCAATATAACATCTAGGTAGGGTCATACTGGTGGCGTGGATACCATCTTCTAGCGGAATCTTTGGCACGACTTTGAACCGCACACCTAATTGATAGGCTACCTCACGTCTTGTTTTGCCATTTGAAAAATCTGTAACTTCTATATCATGCGGAGCAAAATGATCCTTGTAGATATATTCTTTGCTATTAATAACTTCTATGTAGTGTGGTAATCCTTGACCCCGTTCCTCGTAATAATCAATAATGTTTATTGCAGATCCTATCTGCTGAAAGAATATGATTGCTGTGTGGTCGGAGACACCTAAATCCCAAGCGGTTGAGACAGGCAAAGAAGGATCGTAGGGTACTCTTCTGATCTGCTGCTTATCTTCCATTTTTGCTAGAACATCACCATAGATTGCACCTTCGATGTTAGCTATCCAATCGCATTCAAACTCTTGCAGGTATTTCTTTTCACCCATGACTTCTTTAGCTTTGTCTAATTCCTCTTGGTCAACTATCTTTGTTTGTGATGCTTTGGCTTTGTAATGAAACCAATCTTCTGCACCTTGTGCGTGCTGGTATAAATCGTAAAAGTTATTATTCATTCCAGCAGGTGTACCAATAAATACACAGTACCCCTTTCTGTCGGATAGTGCTGGTCGAATAATTTCTGGAAATAGTTTTTCGGATACGTTTGCGTATTCATCTATCACACACCCATCTAGGTATATACCCCTCAAGCCATCTGAGTTCTCAGAGCCTAGCAAGGTGATACGAGAGCCATTAGGTAGATCTACTCTTAGCTCTGTTTCATTGAACTTAGTGTTGGGGATTTTTGCTGTAAATTGTTTTACATAATCCCATGCTATTGCTTTAGCCTGTTTAAAGGTTGGTGCAATGTAGGCAAATCTTGGGTTCTTAGCTTTGGTCAGTAATGCAGACCTAATTAAATGGTTGATCATGCACACTGTCTTGCCGAACCTTCTATGACAAACTAATACAGACCATCTGTATCTTGATATTTCTTTGTGTAAATAGTTTTGATGTCGTCTAGGTGTGTAAGGTATTTTGATCTGCATACATTAGTGAACAGCTTTGCTTACTTCGTAAGAAGTATTCATATTTTTCTCCATTAATGAACTGCCTTGCTCTTCATGTTCTCATTCAAAGGATGATAATCAAAACCTAATTTGTTCATAACGTATATTGTGTAGAACTCCGCAGCCTCATTTGTAGGCATACCAAAGAATTTAATTACAACATTGTTGGTTTTTTCTTCAATGTAGCAAACACAATCCATATCTTCTGATGAGAAATAGTTCATATACTAGATATAGCGTCTTTAGAATTATTATAAACTAAAAAATGTTAGTGTTGATAATTGGTGCAGGGTGGTTTTGAGGGTGTCTATGTGTTTGTTTATATTTCCCAAGTATATATATATAATAAACATAGACCGCAAATCTGGGTATACCCCATAGATAAAAAAGCAAAAAATACTTAACATCTAGCCTAAAAAGTGTTCTTATAAGTTTGCATTATCAAACATTCCTATCAATAATCATAATTTATTATTACACATTCAAAGTTATAACCTATTCCGTTATTCATGTTGCGAGATTTGGCGGTTGTCGCTGCATAAAAGAATAGCAACATTTTAACTTCTTTTATATTTTAACTTCTTTTATCTTTTAACTTCTCAACTTCATCTACATTAGAATCATTATAAATTATATTTATTGACTTGACATATATTTTAATATATCTATTCTGGTTATAAATAAAAGAAAGGTAAAAACATGACTACATATAAAACAGCATATAAAACTACAACATTTGTTGAAGATAAAAAAATAAATGTTGTACATCATGCAACAAAAATTATTGAACATGATGTAGAGAATAACACAATCAAATTAAATAATGGTGGTTGGTTCTCTAAAACTACAAAAGATAGAATGCACTCTTATTTGTGGGAAAATTCATCTTATAGATTATATCAAAAAAAGGGTAATTGGTTTATTGATATAGTTGATAAATTTGATGATTATAAAACATTAAAGACAATACCTTATGAAAATAATATGATATTAAAAGCTATCTAGTTTATAATAATTCTAAACTAAAACCCCTTGTTAATTAATTTTAATAAGGGGTTTTTTTTATCTTGACATTAATAAATATATATCTATTATGGCTATATAAAACAATGAAAGGAAATATGAACAATAACAAAAACCATTGGATATATTCTTTTGATAATGACAAAAATATATCTTTTGCAATAGCAAGTGTTTTAAATGCTTATTATGAAAAAAATTATAGTTTTGCAAAAAATACTGACGCTATTCAAGCCGTTCACAATCTAACAAAAAAACAAGCAAAAAAAGTAATTGAGAAAGCAAATCAATTTATAATTAACAAGGGGAAACAATGAAACAATTTGAAAAAATGTTCCATAATATTGATGGGTTTATGAATAATTTAATTAAATACTTATGTATTCTAATTCCATCATATTTTTTAATTCATGTAATAGTTTATTTAATTAAATAAGGGGGAAAAAATGACAAAAAAAGAAATGCAAGAATACAGAGAAGGCTTGGAAGTAATGACAACTGATGAACTGATAGACATAATTATTGATCAAGATCAAAGACTTGAAATGTATGAAAAAAAGGAAAGGGAAGATTTAAAACAAGGGAAAGCATGATTAAAACATTTAGAGAAAAATACACGGATCTAATTAATAGATGGTCTAAGCGTGTGAATTGGAATTATGATCTTGCAGATCTAGATTTACACCCTTTTTTTGACAGAATACACTTGATGTATAGCCTAAAATGTGATACGC